ACAAAAACAAAGTGGCTAAGTACTTCGAGACCATCTGACTCTTAAATGTGTGGCCTGGTAAACCTAGAGACGAACGCCTCCAGGAAAAACCCAGACCAACACAATTGTGTCAATTCGTCTCACGTGTTGCTACACACGCACTATCCGGCCACCGGATAGATTCCTTTGCATTGCCATAGTGCACATACAAAGTATCAAAATAATTTTCATTAATCGGTAAAATCATTAAAAAACCGTATAATTTTAATTTAAGGGTAAAACTATAAAAACCTATACTCAAATCCTACGAATACTCCGTAATTTCGTAATTATACAAAATTGGAGCTCCCGTAAAAAACATAAGTGTAAAATCCTCGCCTACAGCATCCCACTGCTGAAATTCCGTGCGGTTAGAAGAATTATTGGAAGAAGATGAATCCGAATTCCTACTCTGCGTGGTGACAGTATGACTATTAGAAGGCAAAGACTGCGCTCGCACATTGCGCGCGCTTCTAAAACGATCTGTAGCATAAAATGGCAATTCAACCTCAATTGTGTTATTAATGGAACAATTGGTGGTAGATGCTCCAGCACCAGAAGATACATTATACCTCTTTGTACCAAACTTAGATAAAAATTCGCTAAAAAGATCATCTGTAAAACTAGCAAATTTTTGCATCTTACCATTATTGGCACCCACAAAATTTCCGCGAACAACACTAGCAATGCCATCAGATACGTTTGAAAACATATATTTCTTGCGCCGTGCTCCTCGCACTCCCGCATAACACGGAGACCACCAAGATGCAAAATCTTTATTAACAACAGACAATGGAGTAGTACCATCAATTTGACTCACATCTATCCCCTCAGGATCATAACCAGACTGATAAGAAGCATCTTTATTAGTCAGAATATTGATGTTTTGTGTTCCAGTATCAGGAAAAGGCGTAACCCAATACCTAGTCATAACATATCGCTTACACAATTCTCTAATAGAAGTAGGAGGATCACCGTACCAAACGGCGTATGTCTGATCCGCCTGCTCACCTTCAGAACCAATTGGTTGAACGGATGATGTTCCAGTGGGCCTATCACTCATCGGATTAGTTGGATTTTCAGTACCATCCAACATACCACTTTGTGATTCCAACACTTCAACCGTTTTTTCAATTCCAGACTCAGGCCCAACAGGCTTCTCTTCTTCGGCTGACAAAGCCTGTGCCGCTGCAAGAGGGGGTGCAAAAAGATGAAAATTATTGAGCTTCGAATTAGTAGGGGCTGCGAATTTCGCATCTTCACACATAGACACAAACACATTAACTGCAATAGTACTATCTTCGCCAGGACTCACCAACTCATTCAAAACATTGAGCTCAAGAATTCCATTATGCTCACCGGTCACATAATTTAAACGTCCAATATCACTAAAATTACGTGAAGTAGTAGATAACGTTCCACACTTCAACCAATTCTCTGATTGAGCCCAACCTACTACAATCTCGAAATCATCTTCCTCAGCGATATCAACAACACGACTATAATTGGTGTTATATTCAACATTACTACTGTGGAAATTAGGGTCAAAACGAGCTAAAATCCTTCCCTTATGAAAATCAGACTTAACAATTTGAAATCTAAACTTAATCGAGCCATTCCACGTATCGAAACATTGCGCAAGCATCGACATTGGTGTTGGATGAATTTCCCCACCGACACTAAGAAAATCAAATAGCATTGGCGTAACGCGGGCATTAAAAAGCAAATCGTCCGCACTCATAGTAGGTGACCATGCAAATGTCGTCAAATATGATTCTCTTTGAGCTATATCTAAAATGCCCATCTGATCAACACCGTCAAGCCCAGCAACTCGCGTATCAATAGTAAGCTCAGCTTTGCTGTCCAGTGTCAATTTATGAACTGCATCAGCAGCATCTACATTCGCAAGATTGCCCGTGGGATTGGGTTTATACAATTGAATATCAGACACAACCGAAGGCCTGGAATACCCGAAGATTTTCGCAACTTCACCAACCTTCTCCGCAACCATCTGAGTGGCTAACGCATACGGGCGAATAATTGGCATTTCTGACAAAACACCAGCCGCTTTGGCAACTAACGCTGCAGGCTTAGATATAATTCCTGTGCCATACTCATCATTAGTTGTAATAGAATTTTTCTTGTTCTTCTGGCTAATACTCCTTTTTCCGGCTTGGGATTTCAAAGGTGCCGAAAGTGGCACTTGATATTGAGTAGGCATCGTCAAAACAACATCCTCAGCCCACAAATAAATTGTGATAGTAACAGGATCATCGCCACCATTTGCATGTCTCAAATTGGTAAACGATTTAACAGTAATCTCACCCATGTCGTTATATTGCTGATCAGACAAAGAAAGATAATTCTGATTCCAGAAAAAAGGCATACACAGCTCACCTCCAGTATTCTTAGTTGGATTTAAGAAAAAATGAGGTTTTTGAGAAGCTTGTATTAAGTCTAATGAAATGAAATTTCTCTCTACAGTAACCTGATCCAAACCGGACAATGGATTATAACTGGCCAAAGCGCGACCATAATGAAACTTGGTACCGCTAATAACCATCTTGCAATGCAGTTTCATACGCAACAATTCATAATTCTTAATCTTATCCGCTACGAAAGGGTTTTCGATAAATTCCTTCCACGGATTAAATTGGTAAAAAAAAGGTTGATTAACCACCCAAGACTGTACGGACTGCCGTATAGGGCGAGACAAAAAATCACCTAAATGTGAATCACCAGCTTCAACTGCATCACGGGTTGCATCATATTCACCATGGACGCTGGTCGTCCATCCAGCATCCTGATCAGCAAATGCTGTAATTTGCTCCTTAACCATTGGAGCAGACTCGCTGACTGACAATCCTGGTTCACTATTTGTGGCCGCAATACCACTTTGAGAATCCAAAACATCATTGTCCAAATTGATAACAATCGCTTTATACATTTCAATTTCGGTTCTCAACTTATCGCAATGACTATATTTTCGCGCAAGCGAACACCGCAACGTTTTATTTTCCTTCTTAAGTGCTTTAATCTCCATCAAAAGATTAGCAATATCGAAGGACGGAACGCGACCCAACGCCACGCCCCTATCGAAATTTTCTCCATCGACAACGGAGGGCACATTAGTGCCATATTTTTCTGTCATTTTAATTTGACTGAGGTCCATTTAACATGTCTCCATTCGCACTGGCCTCACAGCACGCCGGATAATTTCTGTTTTAGATTGACAAAATCTCCCGTAAATACGGGCTTAGTACTAAGACTACGTCTACGTCATAATTTTCCTACATAATTTGCAGACAGAAATAACTAACAAAATTTGTGGTCCCTACTTATGACGGGATTATTTAACTTTACCACCACATACCTGCAGGTGAGAACCATTTTAACGTCATGTTCAGGACGAAGCCAAATGCTCAATCGCACTTGGCCAATCCAAATTTTTCACAATACCAATTCAATCGTTCATCATATGTGGGTAAATCACTTACATATCCCGATAAACCAGCATCACAAACAACTTCTAACAATTGTTTTCTCCTTTCTTCATACACATCGCGCCCAAACTCAAAATATTTGAGTGCAGCATTGTTAATGGCCTCTGCTGATGACTGTTCCATCGACAGTATGCCACTCTTTAAATGCGTGTGCAACATTTTAGCGATAGTGCTTTCTTCACATGGACTACGATACAAATTAAGTTCATCATCCCACACAGCGTAGTGTTTAAGAAAACTGGCCGAAGACAAATGAATATATGGTACCGATTCCGCATTTTTGTCGGCCATCGTATATTTAATCCCCATACATTCAAACACTTTAGCAATACGAGTGTGATTAATCGCACCATATCCTTTCCGCACAGTCATAATATTATCATCACCGTACGTCATCAATGAAACAACTTCTCGAAATGCCGGTTTTCTCCACCAACCGTCTTCTTCAGCAATCGTATAATACGCATAACGCATATATAAAGAATTAACTAAAGAATTAATAATAACGGTTAAAGGATGACCAGAAGGATTCGAACCGAAAAACTGAACCAATGTACCAAAATAGTCATACGTAGGATAAGTTATTTCAGTGGCAATACCCCTCATTATTTCCAAATCACGTGCAGAATAATTACCACTCTTCTCTGCAATCTGAATCAATATTTTAAATGCAGCAAACATAAAACGAGCGGACATACGCGCATCAAATTTGGCATAATCTCCCGCAATGCCACGTTCCCAACCATATCTTCCAATATGCTCATAAATATCTGTCCATTCTGGAGATTGTTGAACAACGCCAACAGCGCATTCGAATGTCGTTTGATTACGCTGCACAAGTGCTGCTAAAGATAAAAAATATTTCCGAACCAACAAAATAGTCGCAAAGTTACAAGCAGCAAAGACACGAACCTTGTCCTTATCAATTTCTGAAGGTGCGTCTTTCAAAGAACTTTTGTAGACTGTATTGATACGAGAACCTTTGGCTAATGTTTCTTCCATGCGAGCAACTTCTGCCCACAATTCTGGCGGAGCATCACGCACACACGAAATTCCATCAACAACTCTATCGGACAAATCAACAATTTTATCCTTAGGCCCCGAATGTGGAAAACCTCGTGATGTAGCGAAATTAATAGCGTTTACACCCAAGACTCCATCCAAACCAGACAAGTTAGCATCATCAGAAATAACGCGTACTTGCCTCAACTCTTTTTCGCACAATTTTTTCTCAATATCGACTCCATAATCGACAACTGATTTATCCAATCTCGCTTGATCTATTTGGAATACGGTATCCACCTTTCCAACAATATCAGCTTCCTTGTGACGACGATCTGCCATTTCCTTAGGCTTGCCATGTTGTTTTCGAATGCCCATTATAGTCGTCACTGAATCTGAAATCAAAGAAGTAACCACTTTACTACTAGGCGTTGAAAAAGGTTGATTATGTGACCCTATCACCTTAATCTTACTACCCAAAGGAAGCGATCTGGTGACACATTTTTCATGGGGTGCCCTTAATGGACCAACATCAACATCCTGAATCTGAGTGTTAAAAGGCATCGAACTATGCGAAAACAGTATGGCAGGTTTCGCAGCCAACTTACTCTTCGCAACATAATACTGTTCAAAAGTCAACAAACCAGCACCTCCGTGTTTACCACGACCGGCCAAATGAAAACCTGCAATGTGGTGCTTCTTCCCCAAACCTACAAGCGTGCCCATGCACAAACCATTAAACGTGTTTATAGGAAAATTATAATCCAATCCTTTAAATACACCCCCGCGTTCTGTATGAACACGCTTATAAGTCGCACAAAAAGGATCACTAACTTTCACACAATGACTATCATTATATACCATACGGCAATCAATACTTTTGCCATCATATATCTCAGCTGTGGGCAAATATCCAGTAATGTCTTTTTGATCTCCCATTTCCGGAAGATACCATAAACACAAGTCTCCACTAACTTTAACGGTGGAAGCCGGGTCCAGTATCACATTGGCAAAATTCCCTGCTGGACGCCGAATTTTCGCCTTCATCGACTGCTTTGGCACCACATGGCCAGGTAAAAGCCATATATTACTTTCTATTGGAACAACATTACAAAATTCTCCATCTTCTTTCTCAAGAATGCATTGACGTTTGATCATCATGTTAATAATATGCTGATCGCATGTATTCTCTGCATCATGCCCACGCGGAACCTTATAACGATACGGGCGTTCTCGAATCGCACGTCCAATATCGCCCCACCACGGGTGTTCATCATTTTGCCACGGTTTCTCATTAATTTCGAAACCATTGTTAGAACCATCGCGTTCTCCTGCTTGCACATGCTTTAAAGAAGCAAAATAGGCACGAGCTGCATTGTGCAAGAATTTCCACATAAACATGCCCCCAAATGCAAACAAAATTCTACGCTTGGTCTCCCAACTTAATTCTGAAAACCAAACTGACGGACGAGGACAATGCGTATATCGACTCAATAATTGGTTGCGTAATTGTCGAACTTTAAAACAAATCAATGCAACAACCATTCCAAATGCAAAAATAACGAAAGTTCCGCAAAACCGTGCTCCTGAAAATTCTGCAAACGTGATAAAACCTAAAATACATATAAAATGAGAAACATAAAATTTCACAGCTTCAATAAGTTGATTACGAAGATTGTAACCCATCAGTATAAATCCATATTGTGTATTAAAGAATTCCGCGAGCCAAATATCAATTTGAGCACACACGCGTTCCTCCATAGTAAGATACCATTCTCGAACTTCGCAAATACCAGGCAAACCAGCCTGAGAATCCAATTTCTCACACTTACAAAATTGTGAAGGCTTCTTGCATTCCGAACAAATTTCGAAAACATCATTTTGACGTTGCCCAGCAACAAATGCACGCTGTCCCTCGAAATGCTCAAGGGCTTCATCCTTCAAAAAATCCAACAATTCTTCAATGTTCAACCACTTATTCTCCCCAAAAACATATTTTTTAGTAAAAGATTGCTTAAGCACTTTATCAAATTTTGTCGAACCTCCCCGTTCCACAGGGATCCAAGTATATGGACGAAACAACGCGTAATCTGGAAACATGTCATTTCCAAACTGACGCGCCTTAACCTTGTCCAAACGAGCGGAATCCTTCTCCTGAAATTCAGGACGGACTGCCTGCTCAATATGGACATTAAAACGGCGATAAATGGCCTCAGGCTCATTAACCCAAGTAGGTGCATCTAAATTGTCTACATTGGTTGTGGCTGTAACCACACGAGGGTCAAGCATAATTTGACCCTTCTTTTCAGCTTCTGCCACCGTAGCAGGCATAGGCTGATTGTTGTTAAGAAGAATAATCTTCTCAATCGGACACTCAGTGGCCTTATCGGGCTTAACCTGAGCAATATCATCAATGCGAATAATGGTATGGTGTGTGCCAATACCAGACATAAACTTGTCCTGCTCATTCATAGAAAAGCAATTATCGGGAGTATTATCATATCCTCCCACACCGGCCAAGTAACGGCCAATGCCACTAGCGATGACGGTCTTTCCAACACTGGAACCACCAGTGAATAAAACACAAAAAGGGGCTTCTCTCAAAGTTCCCTTCTTCTGCTTGCAACGACCAACTGCAATTTTGCGCAAATTAAGGAGGCGAGTGCTAAAATACACACGCTCTCCGTCCTTGCATGTCTTCATCTCGTTAAGACAGTGATTGATACAATTATCAAGTTCGCGGTCAAATTCCGCAAACTCTAGTGTGCCAATACGACCCACATCAATCAACGGCCACTCTGAAACAATTCGAGTATACATATCCTCGAAAGCATTCTTGGGCGTGTCATCCCAAAAAGCTGAAAGCTTGCCAGTCTCAAAAAACTGGACAAAGCAAGAAACAATCTTCTTGCATAACTTCCATGTCTCACTCGCTACTTCTGCCAAAGTGACGGTACGATGCAAGGGCTGGGTTTTAAACACACACACTCCCCAAAGGGAAAATTCAATGCGCTTAATCCAGCCAATAGCAACAAACAAACTCAGCAGAATGTTGATCCCCTTAAGGATCTCTGAGTCAACAATCCGAGGCAAATTCTCCTCAAGAGTTGTCTTCAACGAAGACACTAACTCCCAAGGAATGGATGGAACTCGGAACTCCTCCATAATATCACGGAAGAAAAACCAAATGCGTCCAACAATATCAAGCACTTCATCACTAAGGTCAAAGGTAAGATTATAAAAATCTTTCTTGCCGACCTGTGACTGCAATTTATTGTCTCTGCATCTCTTGTCTTCCTGCTTGCGCTGCTCGATCTGCTGTGCTGCAATAGCACGCTTCTTGGCAGCGTTCCGCTTGTTCTTTTGCTTCTTGGCATACCTGCTATGCGAGTATCCCTTGCCGGATTGAGAATCCAACAAGGGGTAAACAATAAAGTCAAGCCAATAGGCAACCACATTCATGGCAACTGGCAAAAAGTAGCATTGGATAGCGTATTTAACGTGCGCCATCTTCAAACCACCACCAGTCAGACACAAATAAAGCACAATCCACTTAGAAGGCAACTTCCAAGTGGGAATCACTCGAAACCGAGTGAACGGTAGAATAAAGACATGGATCAACATAATCCACATTGTAACCTCAACAAGAGGTAATTCCCAATTAAATGGGGCGACAACAATGTTGTCGGTAACTCGCGCCTCAGCACTTACAGTATATAAAACCATGATGACTGTCATAATCATGGAGTAAGTAAACATTTGTAAACCGTGCACGTCGAAACGTGACTAACAATTAAAATATAAAAACTTTGTTGTGGTCAAGCGAAACCTTTAACGATAAGCCAGTAAACTGCAACTTATCGAGTGCTCTCATTCGAGCTCTAACTCCTTAGACATATAAAGGCTTCCAGTGAGTAGTTTCGAGCCTAACTTTGACGATCGGTTTACGGTGATCAACCGCATAAAACACTTTATAATAACAACTAAACTAAATTTCCGAATATTTAGTCTATAAACGTCTTATGATAACTAATTTTAGGCAATTTGTGAAATTTGGAATAATTAATCAAACGATAATACATCAACACTACATGGGTGCAATAGAACACACATGCACGATGTCCGTTCTATTAGCAACAACATTAGGGGTTCAATACGAAACCCTAACATGCTTGCTAAATTTTCGAATCGAACATAAATAATGCGTTAATCAAAATGAATAACGAGAATCCGCCGGATAGGGGCCTAATCCTATCAACGAAATCCTCAAATAGACGAACACGTACGCAGAAATGCGTA